AATGGGCTATGGCAAGAGTTAATATGTTTTTAAAAATGGTTCGTGGCGGATCAGTTAAAAATTCTTATAGACAAGCGGATCAAGATGTTGCTGAAGGTCATGATCTTTATTATCTCGAAAGAGATGGTGAAGCATTCTGGGATTTTGAAGATATTGAGTTTGATTTGGCTAAATTAGATTTAATTTATGCTGGAGTAGAAGTTTGGGATCAAGATCAAGAAGCGGAAGATTTAGAGTTCTCTGATGCTGAGAAAAAAACACTTAATAAACCTTTTAGATTGCCTAGTGGCTCTAAAAAGAAGTTTGGCGTTTATGTTAAGAATGATAAAGGTAATGTTGTAATGGTTAAATTTGGTGATCCAAATATGGAAATCAAACGCGACAATCCTGCAAGACGTAGAAGCTATAGAGCTAGACATCAGTGCGATACCAATGTTGGTCCAAAATGGAAAGCCAATTATTGGTCCTGCAAATTCTGGAGTTCCAAACCAGTATCTTCTTTAGCTTCCGCTGAAGAATTTTTATTAAGTGATGATGATGGATTAGAGTGGGATTGGGATGAATCTACATTTGTTTCTCAAGAAGATCTTTTTGTTGAAAATCCAGACTTACAAGAAGTTAAAATATTTATTGAAGAAGAAGAGTTGTGATCATATAATCTTCGGTGAAAGTATTATTTATTTCAGACTTTGGTTTACATCATAATTCTGGTGGAGCGCAAGTTAGTAATGATTTAATTATTAAAAAGGGATTAGAAAATGATTATGAAATAACTCTTCATAATTATGATTCATCTCCAGTAAATTTGATATATTCATATGATTTAGTTATTAGTTCTAATTTAGAAGTAATCAATCAAACATCTAATTATTTATTAGATTATATTATTAATCATCCAAATCATGTCAGACTTGAGCATGATTCTTGTCTTTATTTAGATCAATCAAAAAGAGAACTATTATTTAAATCTTCTAAAATTAATTTTTTCTTATCTGAATTTCATTTAGAATTTTTCAAAAATTTTTACGGAAATATATTTAATAATACTGAAATTGTCTATGATCCAATAGACACTTCTTTATTTTATGAAGATGGCTCTCAAAAAATATATGATATAATTTATTGTGGATTTATTCACCCACTCAAAGGATCAAATAATTTAATTAATTTTTGTAAGAGTAATCCAAATAGAAAAATAGATATATTTGGATGGACTCAAGATCAAAATATATTTAATCAATTATCTTTATTGACAAATGTAAAAATACATGATAAGGTATCTCATTCTGAAATATCTAATATATTTAGAAAATCAAAATATATTTATCATTCTCCAGAAGTAAATGAACCATTTTGTAGAATGGTAGCTGAAGCATTATTATGTGGATGCAAATTTATTGGAAATGAATCAAAGATAGGAAGTTTAAAAGAATATCTTTTACATGGAAAAGAAAAATTTAGCGCAAAATGTGAAAATTCTTCTAATCTTTTTTGGCAAAAAATAGAACAATTATGAATCAAATTTCAGTAATAACTTCTGTATATAATTCATCAGAATTATTAGATATTTTTTTATATAATGTAAATAATCAATTAGAAGAATTTTTTGAAATAATTTTTATTGATGCTAATTCTACAGATGAATCTTTATTTAAGATTAAAAACTTTAATTTTAGAGATGGTATTTCTGTAAAAATTATTGAATGTCCCAATAGAATAAGTGTTTATGAAGCTTGGAATATTGGAATTAAAAATTCAAGTAGCGATTATATTGTAAATTGGAACACAGATGATATTTTATATCCATCAGCGTTAAGCATTTATTCAAAATACATTAATAAATTTTCAGAGATAGATTTATTTTATGGATCACATGTCCAAATAAAATCTCAAAATATTTATGATTTAACAGAAATTAGAGTTTGGCCTGAATATTCTCATGAATTATTATTACAATTTTGTTTTTGTGGACCATTTCCTCTTATAAAAAAATCAGCTATTGAACAATGCAGTTATTTTAATGAAAAATATAAATCTTCTAGTGATTATGATATGTGGTTGAAACTTTCTAAAAATAATTATAAATTTAAAAGAATACCAGAATTTATTGGTGCATATTTTTATAGACAAGACTCTGTATCAGTATCAAATATTGAGTTAGCTCAAAAAGAAGATAAAGAAATTCAAAATAATTATGAATAAAAAAAATTTATGTACAATTTCTGATGAATCTTTTATGATTAAAGGGTTAACTTTATATCAATCATTATTAGATACATCAAATAATTTTATTCTTCATTATCTATGTATAGATGAGGAAATATATTTAAAATATAAACATTTAGAATCTGAAAATTTACTATTTTATAATATACAAGATTTTTTAAAAAAAGATCTTATTTTATTAAAATTAAAAGAAAAAAATTATAAATATTTTTGTTGGTCTTTAGCTTCGTACTTTTCTAATTTTTTATTACAAACAGGCATAGAATCAATTAGTTATATTGATAGTGATATTTATTTTCATGAAGATATAGATTATATTTTTCAAGAAATACAAGATAAAGATATTGGCGTATTTAGACATAGAATGTTTGAATTAGGATATAATTATTCAGAAGGATTATTTAATGTTGGATTTGTATATTTTAAAAATACTGATATTGGTAAATCTGCTTTAAATTGGTGGTCAGACTCAGTTCTTAATGAACTACATCCTGAATTTTCTACATGTGGAGATCAAAAATATTTAGATTTCTTCTATATAAATTATTTTGAAAATTTATTTATTGATGGAAACATTGGCCACGGCGCACCTTGGCATTGGCAATTATATGACTTTTCAGACTATATTGAAAATGGTAATATAATTTGGCAAAATAAAAAACAAAAATTAATTTTTAGTCATTTTTCACAATTTATTCATGATTTTAATAATGATAATTATATACCATCTACAATGCATCATTGTTATACTCCATTAGAATACTATAAAAATATAAATTCTTTAAAATTTATATATGATGAATATTACAAACAATTAAAATTAACAAGAAAAAAAATAAAATGAAAATAGCATTTGGAATGATTGTATTTGAAGGAGATTATGTATTAAAAGAGTGTTTAGAACAGGTTTATCCATTTGCATCTCAAATTTTAATTTCAGAAGGACCAGTTTCTTATTGGCAAAGACAGGGTAGAACAACATCTTTAGATGAAACCAATAAAATTTTAAACGAGTTTCCTGATCCAGAAAATAAAATTAAAATAGTTCATGGACAATTTTCTGAAAAAGATGATCAATGCAGAGCATATATGCAACACATAAATGATGATATTGATTATATTTGGAATTTAGATTCAGATGAAATTTATAAAACAGAAGATATTGTTAAAATGATTCAATTTCTTAAAACTGAAATGCCAAGTAGTGTTGGTTTAAGAAGTTGTTCATTTTACGGAGGTTTTGATGATTACTTAACTGGATTTGAATTAAATCGTGATAATTTTTTACGCATATTTAGATATGCTAAAGGTGCTACATGGCTTACTCATAGACCACCAACTATTCAATATCCACAAGATGCTAATATAAATTATAAACATATAGATAGTGAAACATTATACAATAAAACTAACATACAAATGTATCATTATTCTTATGTTTTTCCTAAACAAGTATTTACTAAAATAAATTATTATAAAGATAGCGTTAGCAGAGAAAATTGTATTGATAATTACTTTAATGAAATTTATCTACCTTGGGTTAATGGAAAAAATGAAGATAAAAAGCATATTGAAGATAAATTTTTAGGAGTTCATGAATTTAAACCTCATGTTAGAGGAGAGTGTCGCACTGATAAATTTAAACTCAATCATCCAGAATCTATTGAAAAAAATTTAAATAAATTAAAAGAAAAATTTTATAATCAATTAAAAGAATATGAAAAAACTTAAAATTCATACAATTTATTATCAGGAAATTTTAAATTTAATTAATATTGATTTAAATTCAATAGATATTAAAGAATATTTAAGCAAAGGAAGAGAAGATATATTAGAAAATTTTGATATTTTTTATGAAAATATAAGAAGTAAAAATAAAATAAATAAAAACTTTGATCTATTTGAAGTATCAAATACCATAACAAATGATTGTATTATAATTTTAGGACTATATTTGGAATTATTAGAATTTTGGAACCAAAGAGATCAAATATATAATATAATTAAAATTTATTGTAATAAATTTCCAAATAATAAAATAGTTGTTACATGGAATCATGATATTGATTCATCTATAGTATTTAATTTTATGAATGAATTTAATAATTTATATGTATTAAATTTCAATACATCTATCGATCATGAAAGATATATAATTTTGCCATTTTGGACAATAGATGAAAATGATGCAAATGAAGAAAAAACTATTTTAGCTAATTTAATATGTTCTTATAATAATAAATGCAGAGTTAATTTATATAGCTGTTTATTTAATCAACCTAATTTTTTTATATCAGAAAAAATTGATTTTCATGAATATAAAAAAATATTAAGCAGTTCTAAATTTACATTATGTCCAAGAGGATCTGGCCTATCATCTTATAGATTTTTTGAATGTTTTAATTTTAATACTATACCAGTATTATTTGCAGATGATATAATTTTACCATTTGAAAAAGATTTAAACTATAGTGATTTTATTTTAAAAATACCAGAAAATAAATCAAATAATAAAAATTATATATTAGACACAATCAACAATGCTGATTATAATACAATGATAAAAGAACTTAATAATGTAAAAGAAATTTTTTCATTAAAAGGTATTCAAAAAGAAGTTCGAAAAAGACTAATATGATTCCAGTAATTCTAATAAACAAAGGAAACCAAGATTATCTAAAGTATATTTTAATACAAGCAAAAAAAATATAATAATGTTTTTTTATTAGGCGATACAGATCCTAATATATCCAATATAAATTTTGTAAACTTTAATAATTTATCACATAATTTTAATGATTTTGAAAGCAAATATGTTCATTTAAATACTACACCAATTGAATATGAAATATTTTGCTACCAAAGATGGTATCTTTTAAGAAATTTTATGGAACAAAATAATTTTGATAAAGTATTTTATATTGATTCTGATGTTATGTTATTTAGTGATGTGAATAAAGAATGGTCAAAATTTGATCAATTTGAAATGACATTACTACATAGAACAGCAGCTATATCATCTTTTATTACATATAAAGCAATAAATAATTTTTGCAATTTTTTAACTAATATATTTGATGATAAAAATAGTTATGCATTTAAAAAGATAGAATCTCATTTTAAAATCAGACAACAACATGGATTAGCTGGCGGTGTTTGTGATATGACTTTTTTAGATTATTTTCATTACGATCATTTAATTGGTGGTGGACCTGGAAGAATTGGAGAAATGATGATAATTATTAATGATTCAACATATGATCACAATATTAATGCAGAAGATCAAGACTATTTATTTGAAAATGGAATTAAAAAAATAGAAATTTTTAATAAAACTCCATTTATTTTTAATAAAAAATTAAATAAATACATAAAATTTAATTCAATACATTTTCAAGGAAATGCGAAAAATTTAATAAAATCAATATATGAGCAATGTAATTAATTCTTGGAAAAATAATTTAGTTTTTCAAAAACAATTAAAATTTAATTTAAATGAACTAATATCAGTTAATAATTATCCACAACATTGGATTGATTTTATTAGATTTATTAAAGAAATTAAACCTAAAAATATTTTAGATATTGGTTGTGGGTGTGGAGCTTATTATGAATTATGCAAAATACAATTCAGTAATATTGAATATACTGGAATTGATTATTCAAAAGAAGCAATTCAATTAGCAATTAAAAATTGGAATTACAATAATTTTTTTGTCAAAGATTATCAAGATTTAAATAAAGAATATATTGATAAATTTGATTTAATACATTTAGGAGCAGTATTAGATGTGCTACCTAATGGAGATGAAGCTCTTGAATTTATTTTATCGCTATCAGCTAAAAATATAATAATTGGTAGAATGAAAGTTTCAGAAAAACCAAGTTATTACGAAACGTATACAGCATATGATGAAATAATTACTTATTCATATTCACATAATTTAAATAATTTTATTGACTTATGCTCTAAATACGATTATGATATTTATAATTCTAATAATAATTATTTATTAGTTAAAAAATAATATGAATAAATTTAATAAAATATTTAACAAAAATGATCTAATTTCTCATTTAGATGAATTTTATGATCTATATAAAACTAAACCAATAAGTGATAATAATGGCGGAATGAAATCTGCACATATGTTTTCAGCTTGGTATATTATTAAAAAGCTAAAACCTAAATTTATTATTGAAAGTGGCGTATGGAAAGGTCTTGGAACATGGTTTTTTGAAAAAGCGAGTCCCAATTCGAAAATAATATCTATTGATCCATCTCCGCATTTTAGGCAATATACAAGCCCTTATGTAGATTATAGAACAAAAGATTTTTTAGAAGAAGATTGGTCATTTTTACCAAAAGAAGAAACATTGATATTTTTTGATGATCATCAAAACTTTTTGAATAGATTGAAATATGCTCAATCAATTGGCTTTAAAACAGTGATGACTGAGGATAATTATCCTTACCAACAAGGAGATTGCTATAGTCCTAAAAAAATATTAGCAAATAAAGATTTTGTTATAGATATAAATGGCAGCAAAACTTGGTATCAAAAAAATGATGATGATTATAATTATTTATTAAATAATATAAAAGCATATCAAGAAATGCCTCCTATTTTTAAATCCGAAAAAACCAGATGGGGAGATCATTGGGATGATGAATATCCAACCGATGAACCGCTCTTGCAATCTTCTGATTCTTCTAAATATCCAATCTTTTTTTGATGAAAAAGAAGATTATACTTGGATATGTTATTTAGAATTGATATAATATACCATGTTTACTTCAGAAAATGAATCTTTATTTTTTTTAAATCATATTAAAAAAACTCATAAAGTTCTAGAATACGGATCAGGATCTTCTACTAAAGAAATTTCTACTTTATGCAAATCATTAGTTTCTATAGAACATCAAGAAAGTTGGTATAATGATATTTCAAAAAATATTGAAAAAAATACAAATATCATTTTATGTAAACCATTTAAATTGTATGAAGAAGGGACTTTTAATGATGGAACATATGATGAATTTAAAGAATACATTGAAGCTCCATTAGATTATGGCAAGTTTGATATTATCTTGATAGACGGAAGAGCCAGAGTCGAATGTGCTAAATTTATTGAAAAAGTATCTGATAAAAATACATTAATTTTTATTCATGATTTTACTCCCAGATTAGATGATCATAATTATAAAGAAATTTTCAAATATTTAAACTTAATAGAATCTGTAGAAACAATGTCTAAATTTAAATTATTATGATTAATATATCCTTAGAACAAAATATAAATTTATTTCAATCTTATGAAGAATCTTTGAATTTTTTAAATCAAATAAATATTGATGATTTTGAATTTCCCAAAGAAATAACAAATTTTCATGTATATTCGGAAATCAAAAATGAAAAAGAACTATTATGTATTGAATCATATTTAGCAACTCAAGATTTAAATAAAACAAAATTAATTTTATGGTCTGATTATGATATTTCAAATAATGAATTAATTCAACCTTATAAACATTTAATAGATCTTAAAGTTTATGATGCTAGAGAGGAAATGAAAAATACTATTTTAGAAAATAATGAAAAATGGATTAATATAAATGATTCTAAACATTATATGAAAAGTGGTATTTTAAGATTTTTGGTAACACATAAATATGGTGGCGTATGGCTTGATATGGATATGGTGTTATTAAGAGACTTTAAACCAATTTTAGATCAGGAATGGGCTTACATGTGGGGAGGAGAAATGGATTTTTATAATTTTGGTCCATGTGCAGCAATTATGAATATTAAAAAAAATAGTATTCATTCTAATTTATGTATGGAAGAAATTATAAATACCGAAGCTATTCCTGATTCAACAGTTCTTGATCATGTTTTATTAGCTAAAGTATTTAAAAGAAAAAATTTCACAGTATTTCCCTCTGCTTTTTTTAATACAGAATGGCAAATGAATGTATCTTATGAAAATGGAGTAAGACATTATGATGAGAATGGACAAGGGACTTTAACGGAAAGCGGTTGGTTTGAACATAATCAATATAGCAATAGACTATTTGATGGTGCATTTTCTTGGCATTGGCATAACTCATCATATAAAAATAAAAAAATAGAAAAAAATTCAAAATTTGATTTGCTAACAAATAAAATTAAAAAAATACTAGTTTCTAAAAATATATTATGATTAAATTATTTGATCCAGATAACTATTTAATTGACACATCTAGTTTTAAAAATTTACTTCATGATGAATCAATAATAGAATTTGAAAATTCATTTGCTGATTTTATTGGAGCTAAATACGCATGTTCAATAAATAGCGCAACAAATGCTATATTTTTATTATTTTTGAATAAAAATATAGAAGTCAATGTTCCATCTATGATACCTCCTGTAGTATTAAATGCATTAGTAACTTCAGGAAATAAAATAAATTTTATAGATGATCCATATTGGATTGGCAATTCATATATACTTCACAAATTTCAAGATTATAAAATAATAGATTCTGCACAAAAAGTTGAAAGAAATCAATTTAAAAATGAAGCATTAGATAATGATGTTATGTTTTTTAGTTTTTATCCAACTAAACCTATTGGCGGATTAGATGGTGGAATGATTGTATCAAATGATAAACAAAAAATTAATTGGATTAGAGAAGCAGTTATGAACGGCATGTCTTATGCAGATAATAATTGGGAAAGAAAAATAAAATTTCCAGGATATAAAATGTATATGAATGCAGTTCAAGCTTTTATAGCTAATAAAAACTTTAAAAAAATTGAAGAAAACAATCAAAAATTAAACGAAATTAAAGAATTTTATAATGAAAAATTAAATTTAAATAATAAAAGTAATCATTTATATAGAATAGAAATAGATGACAACAAAAAATTTATTTCATATATGAAAAATTTTAATATTACTTGCGGAATACATTATGAATGTCAGCATAAAAATACTTTATATACAAATAAAAAATTTAATTGTCCAAATTCTGAAATTTTAAGCAAAAAAACAGTAAGCATTCCATATCATACAAAACTATCTAAAAATGATTTATTATTTATAATAGAAAAAATAAATACATATGAATAAATTAAACATATTTACAGATGAAAGAGGTGGCGATTTAATTCCTTTTGAATTATTTAATTTGCCATTTGAATGCAAGAGAATATTTACTGTTTCCAATGTTCCTAAAAATTCAATTAGAGGGGAACACGCTCATTACGAAACTCAACAAATTTTACTTTGCGTTAAAGGCAAGATATTAGTATGCCTTGATTATGGATTTAAATATGAAGAAGTAGAAATTAATCAAGGAGAATATATTTTTATTGATAAAATGGTATGGGATTCTCAAAAATTTTTAACAGGAGATGATGTTATGGTTGTTATGTGTTCGACTAATTATACAATTAATGATTATATTCTTGATAAAAATGATTTTTATATTAAAACAGCTATTATTTCTGAATAATTATATTTTTAATGAAAAAAGTAGTATACATAACTGGATGTCTTGGATTTATTGGTTCATACCTAACAAAACTTTGTTTAGACAAAGGTTGGTATGTCAAAGGGGTTGATAAAATGACTTATGCGGCAAATAAAACTCTCTTAAAAGAATTTCAACAATATAATAATTTCTCATTTGTTCATTGCGATATTAATGATTTAAAATTTCTTTACGAATGTGATTATGTAATTAATACAGCAGCCGAAACACATGTTGGTAATTCAATATCTAATAGCGATGAATTTGTAAAATCTAATATTGATGGAGTTCATAATATTTTAAAACTTATTAAAAATTATAGACAAGAGACAAATAAAAAGCCTATCTTACTTCATTTTAGTACAGATGAAGTTTATGGTGATATTAAAAATGGAGAACATATTGAAACCGATCCATTAAAACCAAGCAATCCATATTCAGCAACAAAAGCTGCTGCTGATATGCTAATATTAGCATGGAATAGAACATATAATATTCCTTATGTGATAGTAAGGCCAACAAATAATTATGGAATTGGTCAATATGTTGAAAAATTAATACCAAAAGCTTGTAAATATATTATGCTTGGTAAAAAAATGCCATTACATAATAATGGAACCCCCATTAGAAATTGGTTACACGCTCAAGATACAGCTCAAGCTATTATTACTATAATTGAGGGCAATCATAAAAATGAAATTTATAATATATGCGGAAATTATGAACAAAGTAATTATCAAACATTTAAAAAAATAATTGAATTACATGCAAATAAATTGCTTGATAATTATATTGATTTATCATACAATAGAGATGGTCAAGATTTAAGATATGCTTTAAATGATGAAAAATTAAGAAATCTTGGATGGCAACCAAAAGTTAATTTTGATGAAGAACTTCCTAAAATTGTAAATTATTATCAAAATAAATATATATGGTAACTTATAAATTATTATTAAATGAATAACCTCAAAGAAAAATACTTAGGAAAAAAAATAGATCATATGGATATCTTAAACATTGAAGATGCATCAAAAATAGCAATTGGCAAAAAATCAATAATTGTTACTGGAGTTACAGGGCAAGATGGTAGTCATATGGTTGATTATCTTTTGGCTAATACAGATTACGAAATTTTTGGATGTGTTCGCAGACTAAGTGTTTATAACCATAAAAATATTTCTCACATTAATAATGAACGCTTTCACTTAATTAACTTCGATCTTATTGATAGCCACTCTATTTCAAGAGTAATTGAAAAAATCAAACCAGATTATTTCATTAATTTAGCTGCACAAAGTTTTGTTGGAAGCAGTTGGGACTTTGCTCATCAGACTTGGGAAACAAATGCAACTTCTACGCTACATATTCTTGAAGCAATCAGGCTTTATCATCCAACTTGTAGGTTCTATCAAGCGGGTTCATCTGAAGAGTTTGGCGATGTATCTTATACTCCGCAAGATGAAAATCACCCACTTAAACCAAGGAGTCCTTATGGAGCATCTAAAGCTGCATCAAGACAGCTTGTAAAGGTATGGAGAGAATCTTATAATCTTTATGCAGTTCAAGGTTGGCTATTCAATCACGAAGGAACTCGTCGCGGCGAAGAATTTGTTACTAGAAAGATTACTAAAGCAGTTGCTAGAATTAAAAATGCAATTCAAAATGAACAACCATTTCAAGAACTTGAATTAGGAAATATTGATGCCAAAAGAGATTGGAGTGATGCTGAAGATTTTGTTGAAGGTATTTGGCTAATGCTTAATCAAGAATCGCCAAAAGAATATGTTCTCTCATCAAATGAAACTCATACCATCAGAGAGTTTGTAGAATTAGCTTTTAAATATGCAGGGTTTATTGGTGAGTGGCGTGGTGCGGGATTACATGAAACCTTTAATGATCTTTATACTGGAGATATTTTAATGAGTATTAATCCTAAATTTTATCGCCCAGCAGAAGTTGAACTTCTATGGGGAGACTCTAGTCAAGCCCGTAGAGAGTTAAATTGGACCCCCAAAACAGATTTTCAAGGTCTTGTCAAGAAAATGGTGTTAAACGACTTGTCGCAATAGTCTCCAACCCTTAGATACTTTGCATTGTTTCCTTATCAAATGATGCAAAGTATGTGGTTTTAAATTATATTTCTTACTAACGTAAGAAATTGTGCCTATTATTAATTCACCAAATGGAGACACAAACTCATAAACTCTTGCCATTTTTATTTGAGATTGATCGCTATCGACTCTTATAAAATCATTTGAGTAGTTATTAATTCCGCAAACTAAATTCAACATTGATGATTTGCCAAATCCATTTTCTTTGCAAAATTTTGTAAGATTATTTATTTGTATAATTTCTCCAGACGAGGCATTTTTTAAAAAATATGTTTTTGATTTAGTGTCTGATATTTTATCTTTTGTTATATCATGAATTTTTCTACCAAATCCACACTCTGTGAGATTATAACCATTTGGAACATATGTATTATAATAATTAGCATAAAATTTTTCTTTTTCATTTAATTCTTCTATTGAACTAATATTTGATTCAAGTATTTCAAATTCAAAATTATCTATTCCATATTTTTCTATTGAGTTTTTTAAATAATTATTATGACAACGCTTCCACCAATTTGTTTGATATCTTTTTTTTAATGTAAATTGAGTTTGTCCAACATATTTTTTATTATTTATTTTATTTATTAAAACATAAATAAGAGCATTCATACCATTATTTACACAAAATAGTTGACAAAATGATTATTTTTATCTAAACTTGAGTGTGGCTAAAAAGAAAGCAAAGAAAAAAATTAATAAGAAAGATATTCTTTCTAGATTGACGCTTGTTCCCACAAAGGATAAGCGTCTTTTTTATATGCGCGAAATGAAATTCCTGAATGATCTCTGTGAAAGATATTCAGAAGAATTCATGAACATTATCTCTTTTGATAAGAAATTTGATTCACTAGCATACATTGTTTGCGATAAATTAAAAATGACTCTTGATTTAAAATTCAGGGCTTTTAATTTTAGGATTGACGAAAGCAAGTATATAGATTATTCTATTGGAGATAAAGCAGGGGAAGATGCAGAAGTAATTCATAGCCCCAAAACAACTAAACAATTTTTAAATGAGCAAGATTAAAGAAACAAATACAAAAGAAGTAAAAACAACAATCACATCTCAAAATGTTTTGGGCAGTTATTTGAAAGCAAATAAAGATGATCATTATAATTTTGAAGATGAAATTGATTATAAAGTATCAAGTGGATCTCTGCAATTTGACCTACAATTAGGTGGTGGATTTGGCCCAGGATTGCATCGTTTTGTTGGTATGAATGAGGGCGGCAAGACCTCCGAATCATTGGAGGTAATGAAAAATTTCTGCAATAATCTTCCTAATGCCAAAGGCTTTTATATCAAAGCAGAAGGAAGACTCTCGCCAGAAATGAGAGAAAGATCGGGTGTTAGATTTGTATTTTCCGCTGATGAATGGGTTAATGGAACTTGTTTTGTATTTGAGAGTAATATCTATGAAACAGTAGTCGAAGTTATGCGAGAACTCGTTGCCAAGAATGAAGATAAAACAAAGTATTGTTTCCTTCTTGATTCAGTAGATGGATTGATTACTAAGGGTGATTTAGATAAATCATTTGAGGACAGCAATAAGGTGGCGGGTGGAGCAGTTATTGCTGCTAATTTCATGAAGCGATTATCTATCGCTCTCACAAAGCGTGGACACATGGCAATCTTTATTAGTCAAGTTAGAGCGGATATTAAACTCGATCCATATTCCAAAGCACCTATTCGACAAACTAGCGCAACTGGCGGCAATGCGCTTCTGCACTTTGCTAATTATATTATAGAATTTGAACCTCGATATAAGGGAGACCTTATCCTACAAGACTCATCAAACAAAACAATTGATCTTAAAAAGAATCCAATTATTGGGCATTTTGCTAAAGTAACCATTAAGAAATCTCCAAATGAAAAAACCAATATGAGTATCACCTATCCTATTCGATACGGTCGAAAAGCTGGCACTTCAATTTGGGTACAAAAAGAAATTGTAGATCTTCTCTATGCTTGGGAGTTTCTTCAAAAGAAGGGTGCATGGATTAACCCAGTAGAAGAATTTCAACAAATGCTTAATGAGAATGGTTTTGACTTTCCAGAAAGAATTCACGGCGATGCGAACCTCTTTAAAATTATTGAAGATGACGAAAAGCTGTGTAATTTCTTAATTAATTATTTTACAAAATCAATCTCAGATTTAAGCTAATGAAATTCATAGGAATGAATGGCCGCGAATTAAATCTAAAGAATCCAAAAAAATATCTAATTGATTGGGACAAAAAAAGTCGAAGTAAATTTCAATTACAAATAAAAAGTTTTCTTCAACCATATTGGGAGCATGATATTGTATTTGAGGAATTTAGATTAGTAGGAACCAGACTCACATTTGATTTTTACAATGCCAATAAAAAAATAATGATAGAGGTTCAGGGCGCACAACATACAAAGTTTATAAAATTCTTTCATGGAAATCGCCTAAAGTATTTACAACAATTAAAGAGAGACGACAAAAAATATGAATTTTGTCAAAAGAACAATTTAAAATTAATAGAAATCTATCCAACAGATAATGTCTGTTTGGAGTTTTTTGAAAGCCAAGGAATATATTTATAATATGGAAGAATTTGAACCAGACGAACAACCAGAATTCAGCATCCCAGAAAGTTTAGTAAATAAACTTTATGAGTTGAGTGGAGACTCAGATAAATACAAGGGATTAATTATTGCCTGTGTAAGTGAAAAGGGATGCCCAATGATTTACTCTCGATTTGAATC